AAGGAAACGGGGTTAACCATTCAAAGGGCACGCGTCGCAAAACAATATACACAAAAGCATCTCGCTGGGCTTATAAACGTATCGTCTGATATAATTTCATCGTACGAATCGGGTAAAGCAATTCCGGATCATAAAATCATGCAAAAACTGCGTCGAGTTTTAAGTGTTAAACTTTAAAATTTGATCTAAATTTTAAAATCTAAATTTTATTTATTTTTTAAATTTTATTTTTTACTAAACTTAATAAACTAAGAAATGCTTAGTTGGAGAAGGCGAGGCCACCCATACCGGATTGGACACGGAGAACGTTGTAGTTGACCGCGAACATGTCGAGGTTCTTGGAGGCCGCACCACCAACGTTTCTGCACTTGACGGCGACTTGCGCGTTGTCAATTCTGGAGAAGTTGCAAGTACCAGTTGGTTGATGCTCTTCTGGCTTAAGCGCAAACGAGTACGAGTAAACGCCCACGCATGGGTTACCAGAGTGGTGTTGGAATGGTTGCACTTGGTTAAAGTACTTACCGGATTGTTCCTTGAATCTGTCTTGACCGTTGAGAACCAATTTGAAGGTGTCCAAGTTACCCATGATTTCTTCAGCGTAGGCCAATGGGGAAGCAGTCTTGGATCCCCCGGCATCATAGCATGGGCAACCAACACTGCCAGCGGCGGCATATGTGTTCGAAAGCATCGATGGAACAACAGCCATATCAACATCCGCGTTGGCATCTTCGGCACCCAAGTTCCACATGGTTTGCGCACCTTCGGAATCACCTTCGGTAACGCACCACACCAATTCCTTGACTGGGTGGTTGTAGGACAATCTGACTTGCTTGGTCGCGTTCTTGGTAACGGTATCGGTACCAGTGTGCTGGACTTGTTCGATCAAGTATTCGTGACCCTTTTGCGCGAATCGTCTACGCTCTTCAGTGTCGAGGTAGATGTAGTTAGCCCAGACCTTGAACGTGGAAGTATTCAAGTATGTGGCGAAGTTACCCGTCAAATCAAAGTCAATTCTGACTTCGTGGTATTGCAAGGCAATCAATGGCAAAGCCAATCCTGGGTTTCTGTTGAAGAAGAAGATGAGTGGCAAGTAAACGGCACCTTCGGCAGTCTTTGCCGCGGATGTCATCTTACCGTAGTTAACTCTCTTGGCTTCATCCAAGTACAATTCAGAGTACAATCTCCACCATCTTTGGTAGTGTTTGTCGATTCTTTGACCACCGATGGACAATTCAGCGGACTTGATCGCACGCTCGGCGACCCATCCAGTCCACGAGTTGGCGGCGTCGGCGCCAGTAGCGGCACCAGATTGAAGCAATTCAGCGTCGTTCAACAATTCAACGTACATGTCGCCGACCAAATCACCGTTTCTGGCGACAGTGACGGAAACGCGACCCGAGTTCGCGGCTGTACCGTTAACAGTTTGTTCGATGTTTTCCATCGCGAAGTTAGTGTGGCGTTTGTAAACCGCCTGGAAGAAAGTGACTTTTGGGTTACCAGTCAAGTAGACATCTTGGGCGCCATAGGCGACGAGTTGCATGAGACCACCGGCCATATTTGTTTGTTTTGTACTATAGCATGAGATTTTTTTTTCAGACGATTTCGCGAAAAAACACGATTTGATTTTTCCTGGTACATGTTAAATGTCTACTGGATCTGTACCAGAACTCGAAAGTGTCGACGGAAAAAGCGTCGACGAAACTATTGAAATTGGTTCCGAAACTGGATCAAGTATTGAAGATGACCTATCTACAACCGGTGGTGAACTTCCATTAGTGGATGAATTGGAAGATGGTATTTATAGTGATACTGATATCGAACTCGACGAAGATTTCGAGACCGATAGTATTGATAGATTAGGAAACCTTTTAAGTTCAGTTCTTGTAAACGAAGAAGGTGAAACTGTGTGTTCAGCCTTAATAAATATTTCGAGACAACTCGAAGTTCAGAACAAGATAATGATAAAAATGTTAGCTCAACTCCAAAAAAGAATTTAAAAAATTAGTGTTTAATATTTATAATACTATGGATACAATAAATACCATATACATTACTCCGGACGACGACCAAAAAGAGGAAGCTTATTATCAGGATTTAAGAAACCGTATTTCTGATCTTCGTCCAGAGCAATTATTAAAATTAATTCTATCGGAGGAGAAAAGGTATGGCCTGGTTAAAGATGATCGTAAACCAGACCTTCACTGTTCACCCCCCATTAAACTCGCGTATAAAATATTTTTTAAAACCGATGAATTAGATCCAGAAACGAATGAACCTACATTTGTAGATATTCAACAAAAATCGAGTGTATTTAGACATAATTTAGAAAATATTGCTACGTACTTCAATCGTGCAAAAGCATTAAGTTTATTTGAATCCGATATAGGAGATATGGATGATGATAGCGATTTGGCTCTATATACAAGGTTAGACCGTTTAATGAAACATGTTAGTGATGTTTGGGCCATTCTTCTCTCTACAACGAGAATATACGAACGTATAAATTTTCCGACACAAGTTGCCATCGAAGTTTCTACAAACCCTTCAGTACTCAGCCCTTCACTCCCTCCTCCTACATTGGATGATTATAACTCGCACCAAACGGCGTTTCATATACTCGTAGATTATTGTGAAAAAAATGATATAAAACGATACAAGGGTTATACGTGTAAGCAAATTATAACGGCAGAAAAACATAGAACGCGTGCTTGGAAACAGTCTGAAGAAATTAAAGATTTTGTTTATAGAATTGCTGATAAAAACACGTGGCATGAACTATGGTGTTTACTAACATCGTCTAACGGAACCAGTGGATTTACCCAAGTTATCAAGCAACTAACCGAAGCTTACGATATGCAATTTCCAGAGATCAAAAAGAATAGACGTGTTTGGTCGTTTAAAAATGGTCTATTTATTGGCGACAGGTATAACGACCAAACTGGTTTATATCAGACCGAATTTTACAGATACGATTCGAAAAATTATAAAAGTCTCGATCCAACAATTGTAAGCTGTAAATATTTCCCTATTGATTTTGTAGATCACAGTCATATCAAAAATTGGGAAGATATACCAACTCCTCATTTTAATAGTATTCTTAAATATCAAGACCTAGAAGATGAAGTTTGTAAATGGATGTATATCCTCGGTGGTCGTTTATTTTATGAAGTTGGTGAAATGGACAAGTGGCAAGTCATACCGTTTATAAAGGGTATCGCACGTTCCGGTAAATCGACTATCATTACCAAAGTATTTTCTAAATTTTACGAAGCGAGTGATGTAAAAACAGTGTCAAATAACATAGAAAAACAATTTGGATTAGGTCCAATTTCAGAAGGTTTAATGTTTGTCGCACCGGAAATAAAAGGTGATTTCAGACTCGAACAGGCAGAATTTCAAAGTATAGTTTCTGGTGATAGTATGAACATTGCTATAAAAGGTAAACCTGCTAAACCTCTCGATGCATGGATAGTACCTGGATTTTTAGGAGGTAACGAAACACCGGGATTTAACGATAAACAGGGTAGTGTTGTTCGTCGTTTGATTACATTCGATTTTAGAAAACAGGTTACGGATGCGGATTCAGATCCAACATTGGACGATAAACTCGAAAAAGAATTACCAATTATTATGGAAAAATGCGCACGTGGATATTTGGAATACGCACAAAAATATAAAAATAAAGATATTTGGAGTATTTTCAATACTCAATATTTCTTCAAAGTAAGAGAACAAATTGCTTCATCGACGAATCCTTTGGAGAGATATTTACAAGCTGGTTATTACAAAGATTGTCAATTTAGAACGGGTAGTGACCTAAAATTTCCATTGGATGTGTTTGAAGACTTATTCTATAGTTATTGTACCGATAAAAAAATACACAGACCAAGATTCGATGAAGACTTTTACAATACATCTTTTAGTACGCGTAAGTATAAAGTTCGTACAGAAGAGAATGATTATTTGGTAATCACTAATCCTGAAAAATTACACGAACCAACAAATTTTAAAGGTAAAAAAGTTATATACGGATTTACCATGGATGTAAAAGAAAATACAAAGGGTTACGATGTAACACTTTTGTGAAATAATGAATAAAATCTCATGATAGTGTAAGTATGGATCCTCGTCAATTCATAAAAAATTCAAATGTTCAGGTTGAACGTCCAGATACTGCGCCTAGTATTGGCCAAGGTGTATCATCACCTATATTTAATGAATTAAGAGTGGGTAAATTTAGACCAGGTATATATAATGGTGTAGTAAATAAATTATTTACTACAGATGATAAACGTCTCGATATCAAATATATACTAAAACAAAGACCGAAAGGACATGCGCCTATATCAAACGGTATAACTGTAGATGTTAACGAAATAAAGGGTATATATGGAAGATTTCAAACCGGTGCTATACACACAAAAGATTTTGGTTTAAAAGGTGATTTAAATAAAAATTTCTCTTCCGCGCAATTTACCGGATACATTATGGATGGTGTTGAAAAAAAGAATTTTAGTTTTAACGTATACACTAATGGTAAAATTCGTCTATCGGGTGGATTTCTAGGTTCCAAAAATCTTAAAAAACAGCCAACAGCTTTACAAAAATATATAGTAGATACGTATACAGAAAAACAGAAATTTTTATACAACGATATATTCTATAATAATATTGGAGGTCAGTTTTTAACAAATACAAATTTTCAATTATCTAAAATGACACAAGAATTCCGTCAAATGCGTTCATGGGGAGTTTCGTTTCTTGAATATGAACCCGAAATTTCTCCATTTCTTTATTTAAAATATAAAGAACACGCGTTTATTCTTACTACAAAATCAGGTAAGGTAGGTTCGGGTATTGTTCAATTACAGGGTGAATCTAACCCCGATGATCTCGAACGTGCTTATTCCGTTGGTGTAGAACTTGTCAAAAAATTACATAGTAATGGTTACACGTCCGGTTTAATTAATAAAAACGTTAATGCGGATAAAAAAGTGATTCAAAAACTTAAAACAAAAGCTTCGACGTGTCCTAAAAATAGAAGAGCACCTTGTAGAGACGGATTCGTAATTAAAAAAAATCCACAAGGATACGATTGTTGTTATAAAAAACCAAAAAAAACACCTGTTAAAAAAGTTACAAAACAGAAAGAAAAAAATACAAAAATTACTTACGATAAAGATGGTACTATGAAAATAGGAGGACGTAAATGCGAAAAACTTACTAAACCAGTATTATTACAAGTTGCTAAAAAATTAGGAGTTGGTGTTAGAAATAAAAATTCGAAAACTAGTATATGTAAAGCTCTCGATAAAATAGAAAAGGGTAACTCTACGTATAAAATAAAGGGTAATTTATGTCGCGAAATGAAAAAAGAACAATTAGTAGCACTCGCTATATCCAAGAGTATATCCGTAAATGATACGGATACCGTAAAAAGTTTATGTGAAAAACTAGAAAATAAACCTAAAACACCTAATTCGCCCAATGCACTTGCTAATGAACTGGAAAAAGTGTTACGAAATGCTAAGAAAAAGGAAAATAGAAAACCTACTAATATAAAACGTAAACTTAATGTAAACGGCATTAAAAACGATCTCGTTAAACTTTATGGTAAGGCGTGGATGACAAAATACGGAAACGTAATGAATATTAATAAAGATGTTCGCGATGTTAAAAAGAAACTTACTCAACTCGAAAAGAACAAAAACTTTGTAACCCGTGATGGTGTATTGAAAAAAATGATCGCGAATGATACTAAAAAAGCCATGATAAAGAATTGGAAACTTAATAAACAACAAAATTTGAAAAAGTTAATAATAGAAAAAGAAGCTAATAAAATATACGGTAAATTTGGAAAAAATGTAGTAAACAAAGTCGTTAATTTCACGATGTCTTTACAAAAAACACCTCCCCTTAATGGTTCTCGAGTTATGAAATATATTCAAACATTAAGAGAATTACAAAATCAACCACCTTTACCATTAAACAAAAAAAGAGTTGTACCACCAAAACCAGTGGTAAAAAAGAAGGTTATAAAAAGAGCCCCAATTAAGAAAAAAATACCACAAGCACAAAAAAATAAAGTCGTAAGAAATTTTAATTCTAACTCGAACTCGAACTCGAACTCGAACTCGAACTCGAACTCGAACTCGAACTCAAAATCTAAATCAAATAACAAAAAGTTAAACGAATTATACGCTAATTTTGAAAAATTTACATTAAAGAATAAACGCAAATAGTAATTAGAAAATGGAAAATCCTCGTATTGTATTATCAAATCGTATTAAAAACAATAATATACGTACAGATGATAATAAAAGATGGGATAATCATTTATTGTCGTCCATTATAGAATCAATACATTATACTATAATGGATTATATCAATATTTATAGAAATGACACGGAACATGATTCGAAAATAATGTCCAATTTAGAAAAAGAATATTATTTATGCGAAGAATTTGTGAACACAGAGTATCCGGAACAATTTATTGAAATAAATAGAGAATTTCACGAAACGGGGTTAATATTATATATTTATGATAATTTTCAACGAATAGAATCTACTAAGCATAGAAGAATAATGTTTTACTTTATGAACATCTTATTTTTCGGTTTATAAGTTTTTCTGGTTCAGATATCTGTTTAAGATGTTTCGCATGATATGAAAAATCATACCCAAGGAAATGATTTTTTATTTGATCCGAAATTGCAAACGCGTCTAATTTTTTAGAAACTTGAGAACATACCGATCTTACCTCAAATTCTAATAGTTTATCTTCTTTCATCAAAAAGTATTTTAACGACTCGTCCATTATACCATTTTCTTTCATTTTTTCGAACATTTTATTCGATTCACCACCCGATACGTAAAAGTATTTTGGAGAATATCCTAACACGTGTATATGTTCGGGTGTGTTAGGATCGTAAAATAACATGCTAATCGCGCATATCAATAACACCCAGATTATCATTATTTATTAGTATCCAACATATTAAAAATGTCCTTAATTTTATGACAAATATTAAATAAAGTATCGATATCGGTAAGTTTTTTAGGATCGATAATTTCGAGTTCGAGTTGATATATAGTTGATACTTCAGAATCCTTATCCGAACTCTCACCGGCAGTTACTGTCCTATCGATGGATAAATTTTTCCTGATATAAGAACATCTTTCCTTTTTTATGTTTCTATGCCATTCATTATTATCATAATCTTCATCTTCTTCGGAAATAGGCGTTTCTCTAGAAACACTGAAACGAATATCGAAAGGTGAATTATGTAAATTCTTAAAATCAATATTTTCAACACGTTCCTTTTTTATAAGAGTTTCATCACCAGTAACAGTATCAACGGTCAATCTAATGTTTTTATCGTCTCGTGTCCATACATCGTATTTGTTTTCTTCTATCTTTTCCCACCCAGAATAATGAGAAAACCCTTTTAAAATACTAATGTATGTTTTATCACCGATATTAGTATCAAAAAATGTTCCATTGAATCTTCCCAACCGAAATTCCATTTCAATGTTTTCTTCATCTTTATACTTATCTACGATAGGTTTTAGAGTGTCGCATAACTTATGTACGTCCATTTTGTTTACATTTTTATAAACGCGTCTTCTTCTTAAGCCTTTTTTATCACCTTTTTTTATATGCATGGTTTCAATAATTTAGGAAATACCTGTTATTTTAACTCAGCTATACAGGTTTTATTACGTATACGAGAAATATCATCTCATATATTAAATAATACTTACAAAGGTGAATGTACTTTTACAAAATCTTACGAAAAACTTGTTGGTATATATTTTTCGACACAAGACACTAAAGTTTTCAATTTGGGACCTGTTTTAATAGAATTTGTAAAGTTATTTCCAAGATTCAAAATTGGTATGCCTCATGATACACAGGATGCTATATTTTGTTTAATAGACACTCTAGAAAGAAGTTATCCTCATATAAAAGATCTTGTTTATGGAGAAACTAAACAAATAACTATATCACCTGTTAGTAAAAATGTATCAAAAATACCATTTTGTGTTTATATTTTAAACGTGAAACAAGGTGTTAAAAATATAAATACAATGTTAAATGAAAGTAGTAAATGGAATGTTATAGAAGATTACGTAGATGATAACGGTAAAAAACATCACGTTGCTACGACAAGAAATATATTTTCAAAATATCCTCAAATATTTATTGTATCATTTGATAAAAAAAGTTACGTACAAATTGACGAGGAATTACAATTGGACAATAATATATACGAGTTACAATCTACTATAATTCATAAAGGTATTCAGTACGGTGGTCATTACATGTCTACTTTAAAAATAAATAACGAATGGTTAATCCAAGACGATGATAATTTAGGTAAACTCAATCAATTTCCTAGAGAAGATAATCATTTCGTCCTGGTCTACAATCTAAAAACTCCTTCATGTTAATATCCTCCTTGATATTTACAATCGTTCTATAAAACGTTCTTCTACTATTTGGAAACGTTTTATCAGTTCTTTTTTTTAGTGGTTTCCACCATAATGGTCCTTTCTCCCATGTTACGTACATACACTCAACAATGTCACCATGTTTCAACCATTTATAATCTTTTGTTCTATCTATAGGTATAGAAGATTCAAATATGTGTTTACCTCTATCTTGAATGTATAATTTATATACAATAGGACCTGGTACACACCCAGGTGTTTCTACAGTTGGTTCCTTTTTAACAAGAAAATCAATTGTATTTTTATTTCTCGGTTTCCATTTAAACATCGTCTCGTGTGTACCTATACGGATAGGTTCATTCACGGGTGTAAATATAAGACCATCCATTTCTTGTTTTATTTTCGGGAGGTAATTATCCATAAACTCCTTAAAATCATCGTGTAAATGAAATTTTTTTACTTTTAATGTGATAGGATCCGTATTTAAAATTAATGACCTTTTAACAACTTTTTCAGAATGTTGTAAACGGTCCAATAAATTCTGATTACCTACAACTTCTCCACAACTCATCAAACAATCATATATCATGAATGTATTTTCATATAATTCACCTTCGAGTATAGTACCCTTAAATACAGCCATTCTGAAATTTAATGGTACGGTAAACATTTCGAGCGCTCTGTTTATAAATACACATAATCTCTGATTTCCGAATTGTAATGTTATCATCATGTATCTCGTACCATCGGTTTTTTCACAAACAACGTAATCGTTATTCGACAAAACCCCAAAATGTTTTCTTTCTATAGAAATTGGTTGACATCCGGGAAATATACCCTTACCTTTTGTACCCCATGATTCTTCCATAAATTGTATCGTATATTTGTAAAGAGGATCATCCTTCTTTACAAACACGCGGTTCATTCTGTTCTATATTTTTAATTTAATCTTTAATTACTTTTAACACCCGCGGCGTTTAGAAGATTACTTATACATTCATGATTATATGTCATGACTAACTTAGCTTTTGGATACGCAAGAATTTTGACACCAGATTCCTTAAATTTATTAAACATTATTTCCATTCTTGGAAATATTTTATACGAATTACTTTTTTTATCTTTTATATGTTTTGAAACATTTTTAGACATAAGTAACCAACATCTAGAACTTGATTGTTTCACGTTATAGTAATCACTATTGACTTTGTTTGTAACTTCCGTATCGAAATGTAAACCAATTTGTTCTACATGTTCTTTACATCCATCTTTCACTTTAGCCTTAAACATTCCCCAATCTATACCTTCTACAACACCGGGGAATACTAAACATCCAACACCCTCGTGTTTATCAAAACATTTTTCGAGACTGTTATCATCTATTTGTATACCAAAATCTATAAAAAGTAATCTTTCGTGTGTTTTAATATATTTTTGTATAGTTTCTGCTTTATCAAATGGATCATCGTTAACAAAAACAACTTCGTTTTCGATATTACCTTTTTGTAAACACATTAAATTAAATCTAAGAATACTATGTAAAGTTTTTACGTGACATGATTTACTTCGAGTAACTATTATAGTTGCAAACTTCATATTATTACATTCTATTCTAAACCTTAAGCCTTTCTTCTAAACATCCTGTAAATGGTAAATTACCAACGTGTCCTAAAGTTGTTTGACAATCCGCATATATTTTACCCCCAATCTGTTGCCAACGTCTACAAAACGCATAATCTTCCGATAAATACCTTTTTGTAGTAGGATCAATCATGCAATCAAAAATAGCGCAATATTCATCAAAATCTCTATTTTGATGATCATTTTTACAATCCAAATCCTTGTAATGCTCGTGCATTTTTTCTAACGCTCCTCGGCTAATAACCATAAATCCCGTTGGTCCATCCAATACTTCTACAAACCCATTTTCAACAGGTCTAGTTGTAGCACCGACATTAGCAACTAAACTAGATGAAAGCATTGATAAATCGCGTTCATCGCCTTGTTCAAGTGCTTTCTTAGCTTGTTCCCACATAACAACTTTTTTAGGATAAATAGCAACCGATACTTCGTGTCCCGAGCGAACTAAACGAACAATTGATTTAGGGTCAAAATCTACATCGGCATCTATAAACATGAAAAAATCACAATCTGATTTCTGCATAAACCTACCAATAGCAACATTACGCGCACGGTGTACTAAACTTTCATTTTCTGTCGTATCCAATACCATTTGTATACCTTCTCGTATAAATTCAAGTTGAAGCTTGATTATACCTATCATATATTTTTCTAAACATAACCCTCCATAACACGGTGTACTTATGAAAACACGTGTTGGTCTTGTTTGAGACATTATATACTATAAATGTTCTTTATCCTCTAAGTATTTTTTTATTATGTTTTCAATTTTATTTATTGTAGGTATAGATACCGAACATTTTTCACAAATATCATTTTTTGTAACTCTATTCTTGAGCGTCATATATATTACAACTGAAGCAACACTATTAGGTGTTTTACTCATGAGTTGTGAACAATTTTCAAGTTTTATTGACATTCTATTACACGCCAAGCGTTCTTCTCTTGAAACTTCAAACGAATTCAGAAGCCTTTGCATGACGTCATTTGGTAAAGTTGTATAACTTTTTGAAGCTTTACCAAGTAATACCTCTGTAAACATTTGAGATGTTCTACTTATATCTTTAGAGTTAATAGAAAACATATCAGCTATTTCTTTTGTAGAACGAGATACATTTGCCATTCTACACGCGTATAAAACACAATTACCTTTAATACCAAGTCTAACAGCGCCTCTAGTTAATTTTTTATCGTTAAATTTTTTGTACAGCATTTTAGCATCTTTTAAAACAGTTTCTGGAAGTAAATGACACGCTTCATCTATATCTTTATACGCGTGATACAATGACCTATCTTTATGATTCATCGATTGATGAAAATTTATTTTAGCCATTCTTTTATTCTCGTATGTAGAAGACTTTTGTGTAGAAATTACGGTACCTTTACCCCAAGAATCGGAAAATAATTCCGGATTTGAGTTTGGATTACCGCACCTAGATGGATCGTTTACCTTACCATCCTCAGTTATACCACTCGTCCACTCCGGATTATCGTCTATAAACATCGTATCAACTAACCCACAGTTTGAACATGTGGGCATACCTTCTTTTGAAATTATTTTTACATTCTTACACGTTACGCATATGTTATAATTATTGATCGGCTTTGTAAGTATTGGTTTTTTTTGTAATCTGTCTACGACAGACCATATAGTAGCTAGATCCATTATATTTTCAATTGTTAATTTTAAAAATAGCGATTCGCGCACTTAGGTTAAAAATTTAATTCATCTGCTTGTATTCTTGCTAATGATTCAATATTATCAACCATTTGCTTATATCTTAAAGACCCCGGACTTCGTGGTTCCCATTCTTTCCATTCTTTATCTATAATTCTACTATTAGACGGTGGTATAACGACACCGTCTATTTCCGAATCAGAAACGATAAAATCACAAAGATCGCTACCATCATCGTCAGATTCGTCTATAATATCACTGTCTTCTTCTGAGTCTATTTCATCTATCATATAGTATAAATTATCCTTTACGTTTCTAAAATATTCAGTTGAATGATGGTGTTCTGATAAATTTTCTTCCTGGACAAGTTCATCTTTATCTTCAAGTTCATATAATCTAGCACCTTTATAAGTCATTGATGTTTCTGAATAATAAGAAACTACTACGTAATCTTTATTATTTTCCTTTACTTTAGCGTATATCTCATCTTCTGTATCATCCTCTAAATTAACTAAAACTTTTATTAATTCTCCAGGCTGTATTTCTGAAATTTTAATCATTATTAAAGTTTTAATACAAAAATATTTACAGATATTAGCACAGATGGGAGTCGAAATTTTATCAAAAGAAGGGTGTCAATATTGCGATATGGCAGTTGAATTATGTAAGGAATACAAATTAGAGAATAAAAAAACTATAGTCACCAAAGAAGAACTTAAAAAACGATGTGGACAACAGGCATCTGTATACCCACAAATTTTTATGAACGATGAATTAATTGGAACTTATTTTGATTTCCAGGATTATCTCGAGGATGCTGAACCAATGTTATTACCAACACTCGATCGATTTACCGTTTTTCCTATACAACATGAACATTTATGGTCCATGTATAAAAAAGCTCAAATGTCAAACTGGACTGCTGAAGAAATTGATTTCTCGAAAGATATGGATGATTGGGTGAACTTAAGTGAAAATGAACAACATTTTATTAAATATATACTCGCTTTTTTTGCGGGTTCAGATGGTATAGTATTTGAAAACTTAAACGATAACTTCGCGAGTGAAGTTCAGTATACAGAAGCGCGTTCTTTCTACGCTTATCAGGAACATAATGAAATGGTACATGGAGAAACGTATAGTAAACTCATAGATAAATACATAAAAAGCTCATCGGAGAAAAAACAGTTGTTTGAGGCTATACAGACAATACCATGTATAGAAAATAAAGCAAAATGGGCTATGAAATGGTTTAGTCGTGATCGTTCGTTTGGTGAACGTTTATTAGCTTTTGCGTGTGTAGAAGGTATATTTTTTTCAGGTAGCTTTTGTGCTATTTTCTGGCTAAAGAAAAGAGGATTACTTCCAGGTTTGTGTTTTAGTAACGAACTCATAAGTAGAGATGAGGGTTTACATTTAGAATTTGCAATCGAATTATTCAAAATGTTAAAACATAAACCAAATACTTCTATAATAGAAGAGATTGTTAAAGATGCAGTGTCAATAGAGAAAGATTTTATTACAGACGCATTACCTTGTAGTTTAATAGGTATGAATTCAGAAAAGATGTCTGAATACATTGAATATGTTGCCGATAGACTATTAAAACAGAGTGGTCACGATAAAATTTGGGGTACAAAAAATCCCTTCGATTTTATGGAGAATATATCACTCGATGGCAAAACAAATTTTTTTGAAAAACGAGTTGGTGATTATGGTAAAATGGATGAAGATTCAACTTCTATTGAATTCAATGAAGAATTTTAATTACTAATAACAACTTTTTTACCGTCTTCACAAGAACACGTCACGGTTTTCCCATTACCACTTTTATATTCAGCTGGTTCTGGTAATACCGTATTATCAGTCGTATCCAAAGATCCTAAAGATAAACCTGTATCTATCATCGCAAATTGTTCTTCTGCCATACCAGGTAAAGGTTCTGGCATATCAACCATTGCTGGTGGAGCTTTTATAGTTTGTTCAACTTCGGCTTTAACTTCAGCTTCGACTTCAGCTTTAACTTCAGCTTTAACTTCTTCTTTTATTTCAGCCTTGACCTTATCAGTAACTTTACCTTCAATCTCAAACGCCTCCTTTTTGATATTCATCATAGCCCAAGAAATCAACAAAAACACTAAAGAATGAAACGCGAGACCCTTTGTTGAAGGACACCCAGTTGGTGTAGAAACCCAAGAACCAAATATTTTTCTTACGAGACGGAAAGTTTCTGGGTTAGCGATTACAAAGAATAGTAAAGCCGACATTAAAGCAATAAGAAATTTCTTTTCTTGATTTTTACCTTTACATCCACATCCACAATCTTTGAATAGTAAACTTTTTTTCTGACCTGAGCACGAACCCATGATATTTTATTAATATAGACATAGAAAAAAAAGTAACTTAAAGTTAGACCTTGTATATAAAATATAATAAATACAATGTCTAATAATATCCAAGTTTCCACACAATTCGAACCATCTACTGTAACCTTCAGTCAATTGAAGAAAGGTAAAAACGGTGGTAAATCTGTCATGTTAAGCAATGACCATAAGAAGAAACTCTATTTACAACTTCCTTTTATGCGTTCACCATTTGGTCTGAGCGCGTTTACCGACGAAGCTACTAACAAAACATCTTATTCACTCGATCTTTCATTCGATACCGATAACGAAGAAGCGATGGAACTTTCATCAAAATTAAAAGAACTCGATGAAATTATCCTCAAAACTGTCGCATCGAATTCTAAAGAATGGCTCGGTAAAGAATATGATCTCGAGGTTATACGTCAGGCTTTGTATAAACCACTCGTAAGAGAAGGGAAGGAAGGATACGCAGATACACTTAAATTAAAAGTACAGACAAATCAAACAGGTGATTTTATTCCAGAAGCATATAATTCGGATAGAGAACTCATTCAAGTAGATCAAATCGAAAAAAGTCAAAGATGTATGTGTATCGTAGAAATTAACCAAATTTGGTTTATTGATAATAAATTTGGCGTAAGCGTTCGTTTATCTCAAGTTCTTTGTGGACAATCTACAAAACTTCCATCTTTTGCTTTCAAGGGGTTGGATAATACAGAAGAAGATTTGGTAGATGAAATTTTAGACGATCTTATCGACGAATAAAATGTTATATTAAATTAGACCAATATGGAAAAAGAACGTTATTTAAGAAATTTAAAAATTTTATCTAAACTCGCAAAAAATAAAAAAAATACTACAACACGTAAAATTAATATAGGTAAAAATCTAATCAAGAGTATGCAGGGAATGGGATGTCATCCAGAAAAATTTTTATATTTACCAATAAATAAACCTTTTTCACTTTCTATAGATAACTCTGTAAGTACACTAGGTACTAAAAAAATTGGTCAGGGTACATTTGGTCAGGTTTATTTAGGATGTATAGATAAAGAATGTAAAAAGAAAGTCGCTATAAAAATTGTTATAAATGAAGATATATCACATGAATATAAACTTGGTAAGCGTTTACACCAATACGGTAGTGTAAAACCTTATGCTATTGAAAAATGTAATAATGTAACGTTTATGTATTCAGAATATGCGAATAATGGAACTCTGAGTTCGTTTTTAAGAGATAATAAAAAAAATTTATTACCTATACATTTTAGAACCATAATAACTCAAGTTTTACATAACCTTTATAAAATACAGAAAAAGTATCCAACGTTTAGACATCACGATTTACACGCCGATAATATACTAATAAACAATACTAGCCCTTCACGCGTTAAACTTCTAAAAGTATATAATTCTACACTAAAAGTTCACGATATAGGTCTACAAACATTAATAACTGATTTTGGATTGTCAACTATGAAAGGAATTAAAAATGAAGAAGCGGATGATCCTCATTATAAACGTGGTTCTGGTATATACAGAGAATCACATCCCATGTACGATACGCAGTTCTTTTTGAATGTTATGAGACAGCAAATTAAAATTATAGGTGTACAAAGTGGAGTAGAAGCACTTCAATTTATAGAAAGAATTCTACCATCGGACTATTTGGGTAAAGAAACAAATAAATTAAAAGATTATCGTCTTCGCCCTTCACCCTTAGGACATCCAAAATTACCAACGTTTAAAGAAATATTTAACGATAGATACTTTTCACCTTATAAAAAGGCTGTCATTCCCTTAGATATAAGTACAATAATAGGAAAAAGAAACTCATCGAAACCAAAACCAATCGTTGTAAAACATGGTGGAGGTAAAGTTAAAAAAACGTTGGAACAGGTCAAAAAGGAACTCGCGTCTAAAAATAACAAAAAGATTATCAAAAGACCAGGTATTCGCATAGCGCGACCATCTCCTCAGGTACAACCTAAAATTAAGGTTTCTATGACAGATAAAGGATATATAAGACTTGGTACACGTAAATGTAGTTCGTATAAAAAATCGGATATAGAAAAAATGGCAAAATCTTTAGGAGTAAATACACAAAACAAAACGATCGCGAAAATATGCAAAGACATTCAATTAAAATATATAAAATAAGTATATAAACATGTTTGCCGCATTAACTTTGATCGCTATAAATATTTACATACTCATACATACAGGTACAGAACAACCTAAACCTAAACCTACAGGAAAAGATGAAAAAGTTGAATGGACAGTCTATGGTGCAATGTGGTGCGGATGGACTAAAAAACAATTGAAATATTTAAAAGATAAAGGTATACCTCACAAATTCATCGATTGCGAAAAAGGCAATTGCGATGGAATTGATGGATTTCCATTTATGAGAAGTTCACAAGGTGAAGAAATTAAGGGGTACAGGGAAATTTAGATACCACGGGCAACCGCAATAGAAAGCGAGAGAATAAACGCGTCAAGGAAGGTATTAATTGGTTTAAGAACCGTAATATGTTTGACGAGTGATTTATTCCACGCAAATCGAAGTACGAATGTACTGATAAGAATAGCAAGAATAAAAAGAAGGATTTCAGTTACGATATCGTTCATTTTTTTGGCGTTGGCAAGATCTCTGAGCATTTTTACTTATTAATAAGATTTTATTTTCTACCATGTTATTAATGAGGAACACACAAACAAAAAATAAAAATAAATCACTTCCCCTGAGTGGTTCCGAACCTACATACACACATCGTTTATGGGGACGTACAATTGGTATAGGTAATAATAATTGTTACGCATATGCGGTAGGTGATTACGAAAGTTTAAGAATGTCTAAAAGTATACCAGGTGAAAGAGCAGGTATTAGAAATTTAAGTCACTCGTATACAAATTGTAAAGGTTTACCACAGCGCGTTATTGCCGATAACCCCAAAAAAGTTTACAAAGTTCAAGCAGATACAAAGTGTAAACCAAATCATTTCAAAGTAATGATGTTTGTAGCTCCTGGTAATAAAAGGAATTACTTTAGACAGGGTGATTTTCATTTTTATAAACAACATGGTATTGTTGAATATAAAGTAAAAACAGGGAATACGTATGAAAGTATTGCTAAATTTTTTAATGTACCAGTTAGTCGTGTTAAAAAGTCTGGTAAATGTTTAGCCGGTCGACTATTGAAATTTAAAGCAAATGTATTCAGTCATAAGAGAGGATGGGCAACGGGACCTTTACTCATAGATGCAAAAGGTAAAGCCATAACAGACCCTAGAAAAGCATCTAGGAATTACCCTGGGTTATCATACAAAAAGTATTGTAGTTCATTCTGTGTTAAAAACAGAGGGATCAAAGTCGGTCATACTCATCCCAAAGTCACTAAGAACACTCGTTAAGTCTTCTTCGTGTTCCACGTTAAATATTAAATCGAGAGCATCTAATACCAATTCATTATTCAAACACAAGGTATTAGATGTTGCTTCATAATCATTAAATACAGTTATCTGAACCCTAAACTTAGATCCATCGAACACTTTACGACATACGGGACATGTCACTTTTCCTTTTTTTTTCCAGTTTTCTAGACAATGTGAATGGAAAACATGTCCACACCGAATAGCCTTGCTATTTCTTGTTTGCCGAACATCGTTCAGGCATATGGCACATTGAGTCATTATCTAGAACACTTAAAGAATTTATTAACTGTATTATTACGTACTTCCTTCGGTATCATCTGTCGAATCTGGTGTATTTTCTTCGGTATCATCTGTCGAATCTGGTGTATTTTCTTCGGTATCAGCATTATCGTCATCTGGTGAATCCGACCATCCACATACTTCCCATATTCTTTCTTTATCTTGTACAGAATCATTCTGTATAAATCTATCATGTATTTCATCCCAGTGATATTTGGCTAATTTTGGGTTTGCACCCTCTATCGTTGGACCACCTATTAAAGATGCTATAGTGTCACAACTCGTTTGTGGATCGTAATCAGCTGGTGGTTCTGCTCTTATGAGTTTTCCAAATTCAATATTGACTTTGTTTAAATCATCTTTAACTTCTTTTCTACACTCTGCGCCTTCACGAAAGAATTTAACTATATATTGCCAATCTTCCAAACCTTCATCTTTTAAAATTTCTTCTACGGTCTTCTTACCTTGAAAAGTGGTAAATTTAACATCGTCGTCTGGAAATTCAGGTGAATCTTCGAACGACATGTACTCGTCGTATTCAGTAATCCAATCTCTGAGAGCATCGCATTCTGTTTTAAAAGCTTTCTTCTGGACTCCTTCGAGTATAGGTTTAAGCGTATCTAATTTAAACTGTTTCAAAAAATACTGCTTTGTACCCGGTACCAATCCAAGTGGTACAGTCGCAGCACCAGTTGCTGATGAAACGGAACACATGCTAGATACGCAACATAAAGCCAACGCTATTTCCATTTATACTAAACCTGTATTTTTTTTAGACATTTTGTTCAGTTGTGGCGTCGGTTGTGGCGTCGGTTGTGGCGTCGGTTGCGGCATCAGTTGTGGCATCAGCTGTGTCTTCGTCTGCGGCTGCGGCTGCGGCTGTGGCTTGTGCGTCAGAAATTTGAGTCTCCAAATCTGCTATAGTAGCAGTCAACGTCGTAACTTTATCCGTATCTGGAGATGCTTTTCCTTCTTCTGTTGCCAAATCAGCTTTCACAGTTGCGAGTTCGGTTTCGAGAGTATTAATATCAACAACTATTTCCTCGGCATCATCTACGATCTCTTCGACAGATGCGTTTGTACACAGAGTATCCATTTCCTCTTGTGTGTTACCCAGGTAAGCATTTATATCAATAAATTCATCTTTTTCTTTATCCCAAACCCAATTTGGTAAAGATGTATCATCAGATATTCTTTTTTCTTTCATTGTTCTCATTTCATCACAATCTGTCGTTATATCGAACCCTTCGACGGCGTTACGAATTCTATCAGTGACTTCCTTATATTCGTCGACCATATCACGTCCTTCACAGACATTTGTTTTCGATTTAGATATTATATCAATAATTTTGCTTTCTTTATCTGTCATTTCACCGAAATCGGCGTCTTCGTTTTCAGTTAAGAATTTAGCTAAATCTTCACACGTGGAAGGTTTAGCGTCACTGTCTACGATGGCCTGTACCAATTCCTTTGTCTTTTTATTTAACGAAGGTGTTGTACCTGGTACAGAACCCGTACTGTATGCTAAAACGAACGATGTTATAATTACACATAAACATAATACGAGAAGACCCACTTTTTTACCTTTGGTAAGAGCCATGATGTTATATTGTTTACGTACATTTAAAAAATGGATATACTAATAATTAAAAATTAATAAATATTTGGCATTTTGAGAAGTGCCTTATCGCAAGATCCACACTGATCCTTTTGTTGCGCCTGGGTTGGTTTCAAAAGTTCTGGGCCTTTTTGTTGGAGAAGTTTTCTGAAAGAATAGTTATCTGCGTACGAGATACCATTTTCTTTCATGACGTAATTGTTATAGAGTTGAGATGAGCTGTTTATAGTGAAGCATCTACCGTCGGCCATACCAAGTCTTTGGGACATTTTGTATATATTAGTATTACATTAGAAATTAATTTTTCTATTTTTTGTTGTTAATTTCCATGAATTAAATCCACGGTTTTTCAAACATGCTAGATATTTTTCAATTTTATACCCTGAAAAATCATCGAATAATTCTCTTTTACTTTCATCACAAGGTGATACTCTGACATTTGGTATTTCATTTATAGTTGTATTTATGTTATTATATGCCCAAGCAATCTCCTTAAGATTCTCCGCGCCTGTAATAATAATCTTTCCAGTACCGAAAATACTTGTCGTTATCTCTTTCATATTTGCAGCGGGTTTAAACTTAACTTTAACGGCTGAATATCTATCAGGTTCGAATGATACTTTATACACGCCTGGGTATTTAGTACTGAAATATTCAGAAACACTCCGAAGATTTATGTTATAATTTAAACTGAAATTTGAATTTATCATAACAATATCGTACGTTTCCATTGGTGGTATAAAATTGCCAACATCGACGCGTTTAAAAATATCCGAAAGTTCATTTATTATTCGTCTACAGTCGAATATATCGGAACATCCAGCAACTTGTATACTCCCATTTGGAAAAATCTTTATTGATTTTGTACTGAAAGTATCGTTATGTACCAAGGAAATCTGATTATAAAAAGTAGTCGGTTTCAACTCCCACTGGTACCCTTTAGAACCCACCTTACCAACTACGATCGGTGATACTTTTTCAAAACACTCTTTTATTCTGGGTATATCGATTTTATGTTCACCACCGAGTTCTTGCCTGAATTTGGATATAATTGTTATAGTAGTAAGTTTTACCCACGATGGTTTAAATTCATTGGGTATATCTCGTCTAAACTCATCCAGAGTAAGTAAATACGAATACGTATTGTGATAATCACTGTGATGTTTAAATGACATTTTTACTTAAAAAAATATGACTTAAAGTTAACTTAGGTTTACTTAGTATGCCTTGTTTTAAATGTAAAAAGAAAGGAATTCCTATAGATTGCAAATATTGCGGTTTGGGGTTTTGTTCTAGGTGTATAGTTATAGAAATACACAATTGTAAAGGAAGTGACTTAAAAAAGGAACAGGAATTAAAAGATCTTAACAAACGACTTGAGTTTAAACCAGATAAGAAATTTGGTATAGTTTAAAGATATTACTTTATATTACTTTATATTACATGACATCTTTCATAAGATCTGCTAAGGAACTATTCAATATAGAAAATAACCAAAATGAAATAGAGATAAAGTACGACAGGTACTTAGAAGGGTTTGGATTCGAAAAGTTTAAAGATTATTTCGCAACATCCTTGCTAGGTTCGAGTAGTATATATTCTGTTCCTAAAAATGAAAAATCTATTAGATACGAACAATTTCTAGATACAATGGTTCATAAAACGACTGAAACAATAAGAAAAAGTGTTTTAGTCCAATTAGAAACCGTCATGGTTGAAAACAAAAATATATATTCACTCATACGTATTATGAATGCGGTTAAAATAATAGATCCTACGTTTATACCACCTCTTATAAATGTAACGTGTTCTTGGCAAAAACGTATGGTTAAGGAATTCTGTTTAACAACGTTTCCTAACATCATAGAAACAACTACTAACAGTTTCAGGCTTCAGCGTCTTTTTAGAGTACTGCAATTAATAGAAGAAGACACGCGATACTAACTAAACTTTTATACATTTTAGTATCATCAGTCGTTGTATTTGCTACCCCATTTTTCATTTCAATTTTTTCTTTAACAGTAAAACCCCTGTCTATATTTCTCCCTGGTAGGAGTGGTCTAGAAAGTGCACACTCGTCTTTTCTAAATCCTAATCGTCCAACACCTTTGGTTAACACATCACATGCGGGACTAACATACTCTTCTTGTTCCTCCTGTACTGGCGCTTTATATTTCTTAAAGTCGAGTGTATGTTTACTCGTCCCAGGTGGGAAAAAATTTTCGGGATCAGTAAATGGGTTTATATCATCCATCGCGTTCTTATCACTGAGCATTAAATGACTCATCTTTGTTACTATTGAATAATATAATTTTTAAAAAATTCTAAACACTAAGTATAATGAAAACGTCTACAAAAATTATTATCGCGCTCGCAATAATTATACTTGCTGTCGCTGGATGGAAATATTACACGTCAAATAAAAGTACGCCAGGAGCTATAGATACACCGTCTACTCAAGTGGAAACCCCGTCTACCACTGCTAAAAAATCGGTAATTAAAGCTGATCCTATAGATACTGCAATAACAGGTGGTGACCAATAAATTTATACATGAATTACGATATCGTTAACTATAATACGAGTAAAAGCTATTATTATAGTTAGTTAAATACCCAGGGGATATACGATTTACAAACCAATTTTTTCATTTTTACCAAACTTTTTACCATAATTCGACGTACTCACGGGCAAATCATTTGGTTTTGCGTTACTTTCAGTATCACGTAAGTATCCCATAAGCTGAGAAACGCCCGTTTGGACCTGACTCGACGCTGTCTTAATAACAATACTATTCATGTATCTAACCTGCTCCTGAACGTTTGTGTTATGATCACCAGAATTGTTAATAAAAACAACACGCATCAAGCTGTACAAATCGTTTGAATTTTGTTTATCTATAGAAATACCAGTTCTATTTTTAAAATCTTGACGAATCCCACGTTGTAAGAGATTCATATTAAACTCGGAAAAGAACAAAGTGTTCAATGGTGTTGGACACTGTTTGAGAGAATTTATGTGAAGAGCGTCGCACATATTTAATATAGGCCTGGAAAAAAATTATTGGTAAATATAAATGTTAATCGCCGCCGATTTTGATCAAGCATACAGCACAAAAGCATGTAATTATGAACAACCACCTTGTGAACCACCAGCGTGTTTTGTTGGTTCATACGCACCAGTCGCTAAAGTTGGTGACCCAAATGGTAAATTCTTTGTTAATTCGTCTTTACTCCAGCCCAATCGTTTGGCTGAAACCAAAGGTCCAACAACCGTAAGAAGTGAAGATTTTAAGTGCGGAAGTAAAAAGTAATATAAAAAATTAGTTATTATTAAATCTATAGAATGAGAGTTATAAAACGTTCCGGTCGTGTTGAAGACGTAAAGTTTAACAAGGTCACCAACAGGATTTCAAAGCTTACACATGAACTTTCAGAAAATGTAGACGTATCGATGGTAGCACAACAAGTTTTCTCGTCTATGTATGACGAAATTAAAACACATGAGATAGACACCCTTTCTTCCGAAGTTTGTATCGGTTTAATAACCAATGACCCCGATTATGAAATTTTAGCAACTCGTATTGTTGCTAGTAACATTCAAAAACGTGCAGCAAATAATTTTCATATCGCGATGCGTAAACTCCATAAAGCTGGTATCATTACTCACGAAGTTCTCGAGGTTTCTGCTAAGGTTAAGGAAGATATTAAACACGAACGTGATTTTGATTTTGGGTATTTTGGTCTAAAAACACTCGAAAAAGGGTACCTTCAGAAAATTGACGGTGATATCATAGAAACACCTCAGTACCTATACATGCGAGTTGCAATTGGTATACATGGTCACGATATCGATAGAGTCCTCGAAACATACGATGCTTTATCGAGAGGTTTATTCATTCACGCCACACCAACTTTGTTTAATGCGGGTACACATAGGCCACAAATGTCGTCTTGTTTCTTGATTGCGAATAAAGAAGATAGTATCGACGGTATTTATGATACCGTAAAGGAATGTGCGCGTATAAGTAAATGGGCTGGTGGTATTGGTTTACACGTCCATGATGTACGTGCGAATAAATCACACATTAGAGGAACGAACGGTACATCTGACGGTATTATTCCAATGTTACGAGTCTATAATTCAACCGCGAGATATGTAAACCAGGCAGGTAGAAGAAAAGGGTCCATTGCCGTATATCTCGAACCATGGCACGCCGATATTATGGATTTTCTGGAAATTCGTCTCAATCAGGGGGACGAAGAAGCACGATGTCGCGATCTCTTCTCCGCGATGTGGATTCCAGATTTATTCATGAAACGTGTAGAAACCAATGGAAACTGGTCTTTGTTTTGTCCGGATAAAGCACAAGGTTTATCCGATGTTTATGGTAAAGAATTCGACGAACTTTACGAAAAGTACGAAAGTGAAGGACTCGCAACAAAAACAGTACCTGCCGTAGAAGTTTGGAAATCTATTATCAAATCACAAAGTGAAACGGGAACACCGTACATGCTTTATAAAGATGCGTGTAATGAAAAATCAAACCATAAACATATAGGTACGATTAAATCATCGAATCTGTGTACGGAAATATTAGAGTATACCAATAAGGACGAAACTGCTGTATGTAACCTCGCGTCTATTGCGTTACCAAAATACGTCGACGTTGATAAGAATGAGTTTAACCACGAGGAATTACACCGCGTCACGAAAATGGTTACACGAAACCTTAATAGAGTTATCGATAAAAACTTTTACCCAACCGAAAACGGTATGCGTTCAAATATGCGTCACAGACCAATTGGTATTGGTGTCCAGGGTCTCGCAGACGTGTTCATCTTACTTAGAATGACATTTGGTTCGGAAGAATCGAGGAAACTAAACCGTGATATTTTCGAAACGATATATCACGCATCTCTAGAATCGTCGTGTGAACTCGCCGAAATGTATGGAACGTATGAAACGTTTAAAGGGTCACCATTCAGTAAAGGTATTCTCCAATTCGATATGTGGGATCGCGATCCGCAGTTTAGTGGAAGATACGATTGGGATGCGATGCGTAAACTCGTTAAAAAGGGTACGAGAAATAGTCTCTTACTCGCACCCATGCCTACAGCCTCGACGTCACAAATTTTAGGGAACAACGAGTGTTTCGAGCCGTACACGACAAACATTTATTTGAGACGAACCCTCGCGGGCGAATTCGTCGTCGTAAACAAACACTTGGTCGAAGATTTGAAAAAAATCGGACTCTGGTCGAAAGAAATGAAAGATCTCATGGTTAAGGCAAACGGGTCCGTTCAAAACATTATAGATATTCCCAACGATCTCAAGGAACTGTATAAAACAGTGTGGGAAATGAGTCAAAAAACAATCATCGACATGGCTGCCGATAGAGGTGTATATATAGACCAAAGTCAAAGTATGAACTTATTCGTAGAGAGTCCGACGGTTTCAAAACTTTCGTCTATGCACATGTACGCGTGGAAAACGGGTTTGAAAACGGGTATGTATTATCTTCGAAGTAAGGCAAAGGCACGACCGATCCAGTTTAGTTTAGAAGCGGAGTGTGCTATGTGTTCCGCATAAATAATTTTTTATTCATCCTGTACCTCATCATCATATACGAAACATGTATCTCTATGATTTTGAGACGTAACCAGTTCATTACTTTACCGTACAAAAAATATCAGACTATATAAATGTCAAAACGTTCGAGAAATAATAATAGTAACAGTAACACTTTATCAACCGCAACTTCTAAAAGAACAAAAACTTTTGGAAACAATTTTTTCAAACTAATAAATGGACAATTTAATGTAAACAATATGATGAAACAATTGGGATATAACAAACCAAAACCTAAAAGGACCAGAAAACAAAGTACTCCAAAAAAATCACCTAAAAACTAATCTCAGTACATAGAAATGGGTGGTATCAGTAATTTTATAAATCTGAACAATCTT